AGAACTAGTATCGGAATCTATCGCACATGATATGAATAGATTTAGTGAAGTAAATAAATCAAATGAGTTAATCGACGTGTCTGATGATGATGACAGCGAAAGTGAGAGCGGCAGTGAAAGTGAAAGTGAAAGTGAAAGTGAAAGTGGAAGCGACAGTGGAAGCGACAGTGATGATGATATCCAAGGGGGAAATAATAATAACGATTCTACGACAAAGAAAATCTTATTTACTGGAAACCATGAATCACATTTAGTAGAACATTTAGAAGGACCCGATGTGAAAATAATTGAGTTATCTCATCCTTTATATTCTAAAAATGAAAATGATAATGATAACGATATGTATAATAAAAATACCAATCACGACGATGAAGATCAAGATCATGATGATAACGATGACGAATGTTCTAGCGATAATGATAGTGAATCCGATAGTGAATCGGTAACCTCTGATATGGATGAACCTAGTGAAGGACATGAGATTCATGAGATTTATGAGATTCATGAGATTAAGGAAAATACGGTTACTATTGAAACAAATAATCAAAATGATTTAGAAACAGATAATATTTCGGAAGTTATTTCAGTTGATAATTCTTTAGATAACCTTTTAGTAAAAGCTGTTTTTAAGAATAAGGAAAATAAGGAGAGCAAAGATTCCGAAACACATACTGACTATAATTCCATGAATGTGCAATCTCTTAGACAACTTCTTAAAAATAAACTAGCATCTGATGGTTCTAATATGAGCGAATCGTCTATTAATAAATTAACTAAAAAGGATCTTATTAAACATTTATCATAGTTATATTTACACTCTCATTTATTTCATATAAATCATATTAATTCAAAATCATATTAATTCAAAATCGTATTAATATTATTTTTATCTAGTTTTAGTATATATTATATTATATTAATAAATAAAACAATAAAATATAAATAATGTCTTGGGCTACTTGTTACTCAGGTTCAAATAATATTCATTTTAATTTTCCTCCTATTATGATGGATGGACGCAACTATGCCACATGGCAACCAGGTGCTGTTGTAAATGATAAAATCCGCGAAAATAATAACATTACTTCAAACTGGGACTATAGAACATTTTTACAAAAAAATGCCGTTAAAATTATGCAAGCAAATTCAGTATCCTCTTGCAATAACTGTGGTGCATGTCCTGTCATGTATACAGGGGCACAAAATCCAATAACACAATCAAATACACCTTATGTTTTTTCATCTGCGTTAGATAGTAGCCAGCCTTTTGGATATGAAACAAGTGATCTTAAAAATGTGTATCTTTCACGTCATGAATTGCAAAGTCGTATGATGGCACCTTCTATTTCACAGTCTGAATATTTAACGCAAGGTATTCCACGTGCAAATTAAAATTAAATATATATTTAGGGTAATTAGGGGTGATTAAGGGTGATTAAGGGTGATTAAGGGTGATTAAGGGTGATTAAGGGTGATTAAGGGTGATTAAGGGTGATTAAGGGTGATTAAGGGTGATTAAGGGTGATTAAGGGTGTATAATTATAATTATTTTTTAATTATAATTATTTTTCATATACTTGTATTATATATCTTTGTATTATATATAAGAATATATGAAAACGGTTAGACGAAAACATAATCGTCGTAGGACTAAAAGAAGACATCAACGATATCATAGAACCAAAAAATCATACCAGTATGGGGGGGGGCCTAAATCTCAAGCCCCAAAATCATCTACACAAAGAAGTTCCAAACCCCCAAGCAAAAAAGCAAAAGCAAAAGGTAGACGTGGTGACAGGGGTGAACTTCATTTTTCTGAGCAATACGGATATATCATTGGAGATCCGAGATTAGGACCAAAACATAGGGTGGAAAAAGCACGAAATCCAAGAGCAGTATATGACATAAAAATGGACTTATCAGATAAATTAAAAGCAAATATTAGTGTTAAATCACTTGCTCAAACAAGAGAAGGACAAACAAAATTTCAAATATGTGCCGCTAAAGCATGTACGTTTGTTGAAACTCTATTAGATATCAAAACACCTTTAGAAATGGCAATTATTATACGTCATGAAGAAGAATTAGAAAAAAATTCTAAAAGTATTAGGTTAACTACTAATATGGTTAATTTACATGCTTATTTAAATGCATTGTTCGGGGGGTTAAATACGACTCAGAGACAACAAATACTAGAACAAATACAAGATTTAAATAAAAGATATATAAATCCAGATACTTCTAGGGATGCACGTGTTGAGATTGACGCTTTAAATAAGTATTTAAAAGGTATAGGTGCAAGACTACAACTTGCTCCTAAAGAAGCTAACCCTGAAGCAAAAAGACCTGCACGCCTTCAAGCAAAATTTGATTATGATCCTGAATCTCCTAGAGTTGTTAGTGTGTCAAGGAAGGTTGATTTACCGCCTCTACCTTTATCATCACAAAGTTCTCAAGAAATGGAATCTGGAGAATCGGCTCCAGCTCCAGCTATGCAAAGCGAATTATTCAAATTTACTGACACACCTAGCGCAGCTTCGAGAGCTCCAAGAGCATCTAGCGCAGCTTCGAGAAAGTCTAGCGCAACCTCGAGGGCATCTAGTGCAAGTAAACGTAGTTCAAGTGCAATTCGTGTAAGTGATTTAAATAAGGATGTTTACTTAGTTCCCAGAACGGGTATAGGAAAAAGACGTCAATTACGTCAATCACAACTACCACAACTAGCACCAATCGCTGAATAATAACTCACAAATTAAAATATTTTTTACCAATTACGTAGTTTAACCCTTTTTGAATATTATTAATCTCATAAATAAAAAATAATGCTACGAATGTCGACGTAATACAATCTATTGTATAATGATTTCTAGATGCACATATTAACATAAATGCTAATATGTAGGCAATTAAATAAAGAAACCAATATCCTGAACCGTAATAACGATAAAGAAGCCCAAGTTGAAAAACAATATTTACAAAATGGCCACTAATTCCAAGATTGTTACATGAACCCATCGTCATAGCGGTTGTAAAAAAATCGGTTCCATATGTGCACGTCTTACTGCTATCTGGAAGTGTAGTAGAGATGTAATAAATAAATGTAATAATTCGCATCAGTAAAAATACAAAAAAGTAAAATATAAGATATTTGTAATTTCCATTTAATAAAAAGATAACGAAAAAAGTAAATGTTATAAAACAAACAAACAAATCACTAATAATATCTAAATTACGCATATTCGGTATATTTTCTTGGATGATATCAGGTATTACTACTTTATTAATCGGTTTCCCCTTTTCATACGATTTTTTATTTATAATTCTTTCAGAAAAATAACATACTATAAATAACAACACAAACAAACATATAAGTTTAAAATATATGCCTGTTATCATTTAAAAATATTTTATTAGCTATATATTTATTATTTATTTTATATTATATACAAATTTTATATATTATAATTTTATATTATATAAGTAATAGTATATTGTTAAGATAACTATAATAAAATATAATAATTAGGATAAAGATGAAGCTAAAACTAAAATATTACGCAGCTAAATATTTACCTAGTATACTAACTAAGCAGGATACTACATATGAAAAAAAACAACTAGATAAATCTAGAAAATTATATAAAAAACATAAATATTATACACGAAAACATGTGAAATCATATCCACATAAAGTATCACCCCATATTTTGCGAGCAAGAAAAATATATGGCATAGAACATATCGTTCCATCAAAAGAGTTATCACACAAAACAGGATGTAGCATAAACGCGTTAAAAAAAATAGAAAGTAAAGGTGAAGGTGCATACTATTCTTCAGGTAGTCGTCCGAATCAAAGCGCTCAATCATGGGGAAGAGCTAGATTAGCTAGTGCAATTACAGGAGGTAAAAGCGCTGCGGTTGATTTTAAAATATTAGATGAAGGATGTAACCATAAAAAAAGCAAAGCATATAAAATGGCATTAAAATCTGTAAAAAAACACGGACATGGAACAAGACGTGTCCCTAAATCAAAATATTTAAAATAAATATATTCTACAATATATTATATCTACTGTAGAATTATAGAATTATAGAATTATAGAATTGTAGAATTATAGAAATGTCTGAATCTCATGCTTTACTCGCTTCACATGATTTAGCAAAAGAGGTGCACACGCACACACACACGCACACGCTTAAAACAGGCGATCTTCTTCTATGCGATGACCTTCAATATGGTTCATGGGGCATCTTTAGTTGGTTTATTAAATTTATGACGAAAAGCGATTTCTCGCATGTAGGTATGATTGTCGTTGATCCCGTGTTCACAAATACACCACTAAAAGGAACATTCGTATGGACTTCCGGAATATCTGATGTTCCCGATCCCGATGATAACACCAAAAAGTTCGGTGTTCAATTGGTTCCATATGATCACTTCATACAAACATATGGTGGAAAAATATATTCACGCAGAATACTTTTCAATTCAGATGACGAGTATAGCAAAATTTTTAATACTGACAGCCTCAAAGAAATACATCGTGTAGTTTATGATAAACCATACGATATTGTCATAACCGACTGGATTGATGCATACTGTAAAAAAGATCGGCATCCACAAAAAACATCGCGGTTCTTTTGTAGCGCTCTTATCGGATACATATACACAAAATTAACGCTGCTTGACGATACTGTAGACTGGAGTATACTATACCCAAACTTCTTTTCTACCGAGAATAAAACATTTGCTATGCTCCATAACGCTACGCTTACAAAAGAACATGAGATTTTATAATGCAGGTATTATAATATATATCAATAGAAATCATAAATAATTAAAACTATATACAAAATACAAAATACAAATATAAAAATATACTTTGTAAAACATATAAAACATATTAAGTATATTAAATGAAAACTGTTCTTAGTTTCGATGTAGGTATGAAAAATTTAGCATACTGTTTATTCCAAGTAAGCGATGATGCAAATAATACGAGCGACTATAAAGTATTGCAATGGGAAGTTATTAATTTATGCACTCCTATAGTTAAAAAATGTAACAATGGTGGACTTAATAACTGTGGTGAAAATGCTAAATATTGTAAAACGATCAAGAACACTCAAAATGGAGATGGTGAACATGGTGAACATGGTGAAGAAGATGATGACGAAAATGAAATAGAATATATAGAAAGTGAATATTATTGCAATAAACATGCAAAAAAGTGTAAATTTAAAATACCACCTAGTGAATTAGATATTACAAAAGTAAAAAAGAAGAAATTGGTAGATATTCAGGGGATAATTGATAAATATAATATTAAACCGATTTATGATATATCTCACGAGCCTCTTACGTCTCTAGTCTATAATATCCCAAATATCCCAAATGTATCTATACCTCAAATAAATCCAACGATACAAAAACGACAGAAGAATACGAAAGAACAAATGTTAGATATGATACAGCATGAATTAGAAACAAACTATTTAGAAAATATAGAAAATATACGTGCAGATCAGATAGATTTATTGACACTTGGTAAAAATATGATGACAGAATTAGATAAATTTATTAATCCCTATACAAATACAAATACAAATCTCGACTCAGGAGATATAGGAATAATGGGAGGGCTGGACAAATATAAAATAGATATTGTAATTATAGAAAATCAGATAAGCACTATTGCGAGTAGAATGAAGACATTACAAGGTATGATAGCGCAATATTTTATAATGAGAGGGACGCCATGTATAGAATTCATATCAGCAGCAAATAAGTTAAAAATGTTTATGACGAAAAAGAAAACAACATATACGGAACGGAAAATAGAAAGTGTAGAAGTAACAAAAGAATTACTAGAAAAATTGCCACAGTTTGAAAAATATAGAGGATGTTTAGAAAAAAATAAAAAAAAAGATGATTTGGCGGATTGTTTCTTACAAGGTATATATTATCTTACATTAAAAAAAATGATAAATATTGATATTGCATTATAGAAATATAGATAAATATAGAGAAATAGAGAAAAAATAGAGAGAAATCTTAATACAATATTTAATTACAATAATTATTATATATTACAATAATTATTATATATTTATAATGCGCACAAACTTAAAATTAAAGTTCTAGAATATAAGTAATATGGCTGACGAAATCATTGAACTTGGGAATTTATCGGATCTTGATAATAGTTTTATGGGGGGGAATAGGGGTGGCGGTGGCCGTGGAGGTGGAAGTAAATCTGTAAACTTTGGAGGTGGTTTAGAGCTTTTAATGAATGATAAACTAAAATCGGGTGGTGGTAAAGGCGGTGGAGGTGGAGGTGGTGATGGAAATATCGGATTGGAAGATTTGACTGAATTGGAGGATGAATTAAATGAGTTATCTGATTCTGTAAATCTCAATAAAGTAACAAAGAATTTCAAATCTGATTTATTTAGCGGAGGTGGTTCTATAAAATTAAACAGTTATGACAATAATGATGATCAGAGCGATGGTGGATATTCCGATTCTAAATTTAATCTTGGAGGATTAAGTGGGCCGCCTATCGGCGGAAGCAATACTAGCGGCGTAGGTGCATCAACTGCAAATACAGATCCCGATAAAAAAACATGGGACGGATTCGGTAAATTCAGTAACGTTCCTATGAACCCCGATGCACCACTTGATTCAACACCGCAAATGTCGAGAGAAGACTTACTTCGCGAGAAATTTAAAATTCTTCAAAAATTAGAAGAATTGGAGACGAAAGGGATTCGTCTTACAAAAAAATATACAATGGAGTCATCTCTTCTTGAAATGAAGGGCGAATATGAGACGCATGTAGAAGAAAGAGAAAAGAAAAATAGTATTAAATTTCAGCAGAAACTTCTTATGACGGCAATTACAGGTATAGAATTTTTAAATAATAAATTTGATCCATTTGATTTGAAGCTTGATGGATGGTCTGAACAAATCAATGAAAATGTAGATGATTATGATGAGATTTTTGCCGAGCTGCATGAGAAATATAAATCAAAAGCAAAGATGGCACCGGAATTGAAACTTCTTTTCCAACTTGGAGGAAGCGCGATTATGCTTCATATGACAAATACCATGTTTAAATCCGCCATGCCTGGTATGGACGATATTATGCGCCAAAATCCCGAGCTTATGAAACAATTTACACAAGCCGCTGTAAATACCATGTCTCAATCATCGCCCAATTTCGGTAACTTTATGGGAGATGTGATGGGGGGTATGGGGGGTGGTGGAGCACAACAGCAGCAGCAGCAGCCACCTAGCAATTTTAATAATCAACGCCCTCCTCCTCCGCCTGTGGCAACAAAGGGTCCGAATTCAATTCCTCCTCCTAGAAGAGAGGGTGATATTTCAAATCGCCCTGATTTGAATTTTGGAAGAGGAAATATGAATGATGGTGTTAACCTGTCCGATAATTATATTAATCCTTTTGAATCAAAATCATCGCGTGGGGCTCCTCCACCTCTCCCCCAAAATCCGCGTCCTGAAATGAGAGGGCCTTCTGATATTGGTAATATTCTATCGGGTTTGAAAACTAAGTCTGTGAATATTGGAAATTCAAATTCAAATTCAAATTCAAACACAAATCAAGCATCTGAAGATAAAGGAAGCACGATTAGTATATCCGACATGAAAGATTTACAAAATGAGAATATGCCCAGTAAGTCAAAACGTAAACCTAAATCTGAACGAAATACAATTAGTTTAGATATTTAGAGAACTAGAGAACTAGAGAACTAGAGAACTAGAGAATATTACAATTACAGTTACACCTTTGTATATAATATTTATACAAATTGTATAAACATTATATATGTATTATAAATATAAATGATTTCTATAATAGCATTAATTGACAATGGTTATAACGGCGAAAATACAAATAATTATACTGAAAAATCTTTTGATGATTCTATTACTTCAATCATAAATCAAAAACACCAAGATTGGGAATTAAAAATCGTATTATATAATGTTTCACATTCAGACAATCCTACAATACAAAACTATAAAGAAATTGACAGTCGTATAGACATTATAAAATATTATGATAGTGATATAAATACACCATTAAAAGCAATCATAAAAGCATCTACAAATGAATGCAAATATAACTATATCGCTATTTTAAATATAAATGATATTTGGGCACCAAATAAATTAGAATTACAATCAAGTATTATTTTAAAATTTAATCGGATAGATGTTATAGGAAGTAAGAGTTGGTATGAAAAAGAACCATTATATATTAGTATCCCAGAAGGAGAATTATACCATCATAATATATTAAAAATAAACCCGTTTATAAATTCTACTGTAGTTATTAAAAAAAGTATTTTAAAATATCTAGAGACATCTATATCCGTATGCACATCCATATCTAATGATACAAATATCGAATTCATATTAAATGCTTTATGGATACAATGTGCCATTCATCATTGCGTTTTATATAATATGAGCGATATAACAGTTAAACATATAGATTCAAAAATCCTTACACACTATAAAGAATGCTACGAAACTGCAGAGTTCAAAAAGATAGTAGACGATTTTAAATCGAAATATATACGAATTAAATTTTTTAGCGATTATTGTTCTTCTGGACACTGCAAACAAGAATATGAAAGACAATGTCTTGTTCAAAATATAGACTATTACGGAAAAACCAAGAAAATATATTTTACAACAACCGAAACATATACGCATGCAATTATATTGAATTGCCCTACACCTGAAAATTTACAAGTAGAAGCTAAAAATGTCATCGGGTTTGCTCAAGAACCGCATGATACTCCATTTCTAAAAATTCATCATAATAATTTTATTGGATATGCCGTTAAAAATATCGGGAAATATTTTATCGGAAGCATTGATAAATTTCCGACACCTACTTTTGTAGGACATCACGGTTTTCTATTTTATGAAACCCCTAAGCCGCTACCATTCACACCACAAAAATCTAAACTAATGTCGATTATGGTATCAAATAAAACATATACACCGGGACACCGATATCGCCATATGATCGTTCGACATATTCTAAAATATAAATGGCCAATCGATATATGGGGGAATGGGGTGGATATTTATAAACGAGAATTCCCCGATAGTAAAAATATTAAAGGTGGTTTCAAAACAATGGAGGAAATGTGCAAAGATTATATGTTTACAATTGCAATTGAAAATACGAGTCATGCACACTATTTTACCGAGAAAATAATAAACCCTTTTATCAATAATACAATCCCGCTTTATTGGGGGTGTAAAAAAATAGAAGAATATTTTCCCAAACATACAATTCCACTTACGGGAAATATTACTAGAGATATAGTGATTATTAATACTGTTTTAAGAAACCCTAACAAATATATCGCCGAATATAAAATAAACCAAGAAATGGTTTTAAATAAAGTAAATCTTGTTAAAAATATTGAACGAATTTTCGATGTATAATATATTTTATTTTTAGTTTTATGCTCTTGTGATATTCACCTGATGTCTGTGCTCACGTCTGTGATGTTAAAAAAGAAGCAAATGATAGCCAAATAACATATGGTATTAAACAGTATGCAGCACGTGGAACAATCGTGAAAAAAAGTAAAGCAACTACACCTGCAAATATAGTTAATAATATTAGAGTTATTGTTGCAAATAATTTATTCGGAAAATATATAAAATATGGCCACCACGATATAACCAATATAAGCTGAATAGCGTATATAAATAAATACATTGTTTTAGTTTTTGTATATACAACACTACTGTTCCATATTATATAAGATGAATAGCCTAATAATAAATATAATATCGGCCATACAACACCAAATAACCATGAGGGGGGTTTATATGGGGATTTAACTTTGGGGATTTTTTTACGAGATACAAAATAACCCGAACCCATACCCAATATGATTGGAGCAACTAATAAAATATATGATATTACTGTATTATTATTATTATTGTTGTTTTTTGTCACTTGTGATAATCCTGTTTTACTCATTGTGTTTTACCGTTCCTGCCTGTTTGTATACTATAATATAGAAAAATATAATATTACAATAATATCTTAAAATAATATCTTAAAATAATATCTTAAATAATATCTTAAATAATATGATTAAGTTATAATTTAATTATAATATTATTTAGATATTTTAACAGTATTTAGAAATAAAGTAAAACAGATTATAATGAATATGAATATGAATATGAATATAGTTGGTGCTAATAGTTTGTTAATGGAACAACAAATAAAAAACAATATGATCGAAGAAATATATAATTATGATTTTAAAACCGTTTGCACAAAAGAACAAGTATATTTAAAACGAGAAAAATCATGTAATATATTTTTGTTACAATTTAATTTAGAAAATAAAAAGAAAAATTTACACGATATAATAAATCTAAATATGTATGATTTACTTTTCAATTTAAATAAAGCTAATTTCGAAAAAATAGAAATAAAAAAATGGATTTCCCCAAATGAAATCGAGGTGCTTTTTTTATTTAAACCTTTTGGAAAAGAACTGGGAATTAAGCCGAAATATATGTATATACGCACAATTGCTAATATTACAAATGAAAAACATATATATACAAGTGTAGATATAGACTATCCTTACGCAGAAGAGGTGCAAAATTATGAAAAAGTTAAAAATATTATATCAACTATGATTATAAATTTCGAATCAAACCATAAAATAAATATAAATTATATTTTCAAATTCGAATTAGCACACACATTACCTATATATATGGAAAATATACTGGGACTTATTATGAAAAAAATGTTCTTACATTTAAAACAGTTTATAGAAATAGCATAACGGTGCCTGATTTTATTGTTAAATATTAAATATTAAATGTTAAATATTCAAATACGTAAATATATAAAGATAAAATACATACATTATTAACACCATTTTATGTATCACAGATTAAAACAAACGACTCAAGTCGGACAATCTGGACAAACAGCTAATGATGATATAGAATCAGAAACGTATATACACGAAGATCGTGATAATGAACACGATGAACACAATGGCGGTGATCGCGGTGATCATGGTGATCATGGTGATACAAATACAACCACAAACATAAGGAATAAAATATTGGATAAATTACATTTCTTTTTTAATAATATAAAATCATCGTTTATGCATGGTTTATCTAACTCGTGGTTTTTAACAAGTGTTATGGGAATATATGCAAAATATTATTTAACTTATAAATTATCAAAAAAAACACAAGAGGATTATAATAATATGATAAAGGGCATTACAATAAAAATGTCAGAAAAAAACATTTTTTTTACAAAAATATTCCAAGCATTTGCAAATAGCAATAATTTAGTCGATAATGAATTATTCCAACATTTTGTTACGTATACTGATAACGTAAAATACGATATATCCGAAATTGATTATAATGGACTATACGATTTAATTAATATTGCGCGAAATAATGGAGACGAACTTTCAATTGACAGTGAAACTCCTATTAAATCAGGAAATATTGCACTTGTTTATACTGGTAAATTAAATGGACAGAATATTATTATTAAATACCGTCGTAACAATATTATCGAAAAATTTAATAAATCAATGAATGAATTAAATTTACTAGTAAATATATGTGAAAAAATACCATATGTTTGCGATTTAAATATAAAAGACTTATTCGAAGAGAATCGCGAAATAATGACAAAACAATTAGACTTTTTAAATGAAGTTGCAAATATAGAACTTTTTCGTGATAAATTTAAAGATGTTAAAACGATTTGTATACCAAAGGTATATTCATATTTTACCGAAACTAATCCATGTGCTATTATAATGGAAAAATTAGAAGGCAACAGAATTGAACATATTTTACCATGTGACAAATATGAATATTCTAAAATATTATCCAAATTTAATTTAAAATGTGTATTTTATGACTCGATATATCACGCCGATTTACATTCAGGTAATATCATTTTTATGAAAGATGACTATATAATAGATGACGAGTCCAGCTACACGTCTCCTGGATTAAGAATAGGTATAATAGATTATGGTATTATAGGCACAATGACAAGAGAAGAACAGAATGTATTTTTTATGTTTTTTAAAATCCTTGTTAGCAGAGATCACATTGAACTGGCGAAATTTATCGTAGAAAATTTATCTGAAAATATAGTTCTGGGAAACGCAAAAACGTGCGATACTGAATCGATAAAAGAGGAAATACTAATAACTCTAGTTAACGATATTTCAGTTGTATGTGGTAGAGTATTAAGTGTCGATTCTAAATTTTTCGGGGGAGAAGAGATTTATGAAATTAATAAAATATTGAGAACACATAATTTACAATTTTCGAAATTCTTTTGTCGTGTCGAATTAGCTATCGCTATTTCAGAAAATGTATGCAATTCTCTTGCAACAAATTCGTCCTATATTCAACAAATGATGATTGCATTTAATGATATATTTGGTGATGATGGTATTGAAGATATGTAGTGTAATATTTTGTTTTTATATTTTGCTTTTTAACGAAATATTAAATAATGTTAAATAATATTATACAGCTATATTATACAGCTATATTATACCTAATTATATTATACCGAATTTTATATATACTACATCGAAACTATAACCAATACTATAACCAATACTACAATGACTACTATCGCAAATTTTACAATATTTAAAACAATTATATTCTTTATTGTTGCAATATTTGTAATAATATTTATAAATAAACATTTTTTAAAAATATACAATACTGTTCAAGAAAAT